AGCGTCGTGTTGATGACCGACTGGGTGTAGGGGTCCATGTACGGCTGGAGGCTCGTTCCAGCGAGCGACTGCGGCGTGACCTGGGTCGCGGGCGTGCCGGCCGCCGTGAGGTAGCCTGCCTGCGCGGCGTTGTACTGATCGGCCCCCGCGCCGCCCGACTGCGCCGCCAAGTTCCAGGCCTGCTGGGTCTGCGGTCCGATGTCCGCGACCTGCTGGCCTGAATACTGGGTGAGCGGCCTCGCGGCCACGTTTTGGGCCAGCGCGTAATTCTGCTGCGCCGCCTGATTGATCCAGGGCGGCAGCGAGACCTGACTGATGTTCTGCTGCGAAGATTGCGTGTCGGTCGAGCCGCTGCCGCCCATCGTCAGAGTTCCTTCACGTAGACCTGATTGGTCGTGAGCGTCCTCCATCCACGGTCCCTGGCGAATGGCATCCACCCGCGCCGCCCGTAGGCGCGGATCAACGAAATGTCGTGCTTGTTGGCGAAGGCGACCGCTTCGTCATGGATCACCTTGCAGTCTTCGAGGTCGCCGACGGCGGCGATCCAGTCGAGCGCCTTGGCGCGCGGATAGCAGTTGATTTGCGTGACCAGCATCGAGTTGCCGCGCGAGAACGACTGCATGCGCCCGTCGTCGAGCCGCTCCAAGATGTCGCCGAGCGTATAGACCGCGCCCATGCGGTCTAGAACCCGTGCGAGCTTTTGCTCGTAGCAGGTCATGGCTTGCCGCCCCCAAGCGGCACCGCTGTTGCGGTGATCGCACCAGCGGTCGACACTTGGATCAAGAACACTTTCGGCACGCTCCCCGGCGGCGCGTCGTGCGCCTGCAACAGAACCCCCGGCGCTGCGGTCGAGACGCTGAGCTTGTCGGCGAAGCCGTGGCGGCACCACAGGGCGAAATTGCGCAGATAGCTGGAGAGCGTGGCGCTCACATCCGGCATCGAGGGCAGATCGGGCGGCGGCTGGAGTGTGCGGGGCAGTTGCGAGGTGGCCATCAGCGATCTCCACGAGGAACGGCGTCGATGAGATGCTGGCCGACGGTCACCGGGTTCACCGCCGGGCCGTTGAGCGCGATCCTCAACCGGATGTCGCGGCCGGTGGTGCGGAAGTCGACGTAGCCGTTGGGGTTCACCGGCTGCGGCGGCGTGTGCTGCTCAACCACCGGCTGGCCGTTGGCGACGCTGCGGCTGGTGCGGTAGAACAGCGAGTACGAGAGATTGGTCACGTCGCCTTCCACGTCGGGGAGCATCTGCTTGACCGTGGTCAAACGCCCGCCGCCGCCGCCGTAAAGATTGAGGTCGTAAGTCTCGGCCCAGGGCAGCGGCACGTCGGACGGGTAGGCATTCCCGGCCTCGTGCTCGTAGGCGACCAGCCCATCGGCTATGATGGTGTGGGCGGTGTAGGACGCGGTGATGCCGGCCGAGCGGCTCATCTGGCCTTGCGACCACCACCCCTCCTTATAGCTGTAGATGATCACCCTGGTGTTGTACGGCTGGCCGTCTTGAGGGAAGAACCACCAGACCTCGTTGAAGTCGGCGACGTGCACCATGCAGGCCTGCTCGCGCACCTTGAGCGGATCGATGTCGTCGTCGACCCAGGGCCGAACCGGGCAGGCCACCGGCAGGACCGAAGTGCCGTCGAACGAGAACGCCCCTTGCTTCGACATCCAGAAGGTCAGCGACGACGTCACCGTCATGCTCTGGCACGACCAGGGTGTGCAGTTGTTCGCCAGCTCGACGTAGTTGTAGACGTAGGGGATGCCCAAAAACTGCGAGAGGTAGGCCTTCTTGGCGGTGAAAAACACGATGCCATTGCGCGTCCCGATTGCGGTCAGGATCGGGCTCGCTGGCTCGATGTCGAGGAAGCCGGCCTGGCTCACGACGTTGGAATAATCCCAGGCGCCGGGGTTCTCTTGGTCGCACCAAGCAAAGCGCCGTGGGCTGCCGCCGCCGGTCGTCCCGTCCCCGGACGAGCCGAAGATCATGATGAACCGCTCGTTGGTCACCACGAAGCAACGGCCGAGCGGAACGGGTCCTCGACCGGTCGCAGGCGGCTGAACGATCGCCGCGCCGCCGACCGCCGGATCCCACATCAGTAGCCGCCCGTCGGGCGAGGTCATCGCGTAGAGGATCGAGCCGAAATTGGAGAGGCTCCAGGCGTCGGGGACCTTGTCGAGCTCCTGGATGGTGTCGAGCGGGCGCGGCGTGCCGTAGGTCCCTTCGCCGTAGGCCCCGTCGCCATAGCCGCCCGATCCGACCGGCGCAGGCGAAACGAGCGGCGGGGTGGGCGAGATGTCGGTCAGCGTCCCGCCGACGTCGACATAGAGGTGCTCCTCGCAGAGGTAGGCGACGCGGTAGACCTCATCGAGCCCGTACCACCCATGTATTGCCTTAACCCTGCTCGCAAAACTGTAGGCATATTGAGCTTGTCCGCCGACCGGCGTGAGCTGGCCCTCGACCCAGCGCATCAGGTTGACCTCCGCCCAATTGCTCGAGCGCATCTGCTTGGTCGGCTTGGCGACCACGCCGGGGGGTATTTCGAGCGGGCGGAACAGGGTGCTCACCGCATTCGCCTCGCTGAGAGTTCTCCATAGACTTTGATAGATCCGCCGGTGAAAATGGCTTCAGCGGTCAGATAAACGGTACCGGCGGACGCTAGCGACACACGTACTGTTCCCGTCACCACAGCGGCGGAATTATTGGGGAGCAGCGGCGAGGAACCATAAGCCCCAATCGTCGCCGAGGTGGTGCTAACTGAGCCAAACAAAGCAACCCCTGTTGGGCTTCCTGTCGCCGTGAAATAGACATTCCCGCTCACATCCCAATCACCTGCGGACAGCGAAACGGCAACAACGTTAATCGTAATTCCGGTGAACATGGTCCAGGCCGAGCCCAAACTGATGCTGCCAGCCCGAAACTCTCCAACTTGCCCGGCCGAAGCGGCAGACCCGTTCGTAACTCCGACAATCCCATTGCCGAATGTCGCCCCGCCGCTGGCCCGATTGAATGATAGCGGCGTCGACAATAGCGTTCCGGTGTCGCTGTACGCAGCCAAAGAAAAGTTGGAGCCTGAATTACTGCCGGCCTCAGAGCTCGTGTCCTGCGCCAGGACCCAACGGGTTTGCTGACCTGAAGGCGCGCTTCCGTTGGTGAACGTCAACGAAGCGGGAAGAGACGTCCCTGGATTGCTATGAGTGTTAAGCCCATCGGCCTTGAACACCTGGGCGTCGATCAGCGCCAGGTCGCTGTTGAGCGTCGCTCCCCAGGTCGCCGCGTCGCCGCCGACCTCCGGTTGAACCCATCGGTAGTTTGGCGTGAGTGTGTCAGCCATCAGTTGCGCCCGATGCAGTGGTATTTGATCACGTCCGTACCCGTGCCGGTGAAGGTCAAGACGGTCGACGTCTCGCTGACCGACGAAGCGTTTCCGGGCGTCGTAGCATCGGCGGTGAAGCAAACCGGAGCCGTGGCGTAGACGCCAGTGAGCGTGTAGGTCGCCGTTCCAGCCGCAAGGGTGATCCGTCCGCCGACGTCTTTGTTGCTCGCCGAGCCGCTGCGGATGGTGGTCGCGGTGTAGTCCGGGTTCGCCACATCATCGGAGATCGGCCCGGCCCCGTACCATTGCAGGAACTTGAGAAAGTCGCCGCTCGAACCGTTGTTCAGCGCCGCCGCCTGAAAATTCAGGGTGTTCGGGCCAGTGGTGCAAGAAAGAAACGTGCCCAGATTAACAGGCGAGGCTTGACTGTTGTCGGCGACCAGCGTCCCGGCTGGCGGCGTTGGCGTAGGGCAAGCCGAGACTGCCACCGAAGTCGTCGTTCCCTTAACGACCGCAGCCGAGAGCTGTGGCGAATTTGAAGCCGACGACGCAAGATACCAAGCCGCCTGACCGCCTGGGGGCGCGAGGGTGTTGATCTCGGTATCCCCCAGCGCATGCCAGTTTGCGGCGGGCTTGGTGTTCGCCGTGCCGAACAGGCGCGCTTGCGCGGCGACGGGGTTATTGCCGTCACCGCCTAAGATCACCCCGAAAGGAAACAACAAGTTTCCTAAGCCATTGCCAGCATACCCGGTGTATCCTAAGGCAGGGTTGACAAATTTCTGGGTTGCGTTGGCGCCATAGATCCATTCAAAGTCATTGGCGACCGAGTTCCAGTTCAACTGCCACATAGTCGCCGCCGTGCAGGCGTTGTTGCTGACGCCGAGTTCTATCGATTGCGCAGCCGGTTGACCGCCAATTTGCGTGCATTGTTTGCCGTCGGTTCCGCCCTTGAAGGTAAAGCCATACGCGCCAGTGAACCCCCCGGTTTGTCCTGAAGCTGCGCCCGCCAAGGCCGGCCCGTTCGAAGCTGAGAGCTGCGGCCCGACAAACAATGTGCCGCCCGGTCCGGGCGGATAAACCGAGACTTGGTTGGCGCAAGCATTGCCGTTGAAGGCAGTGTAATATCCGCCAAGCAGGATGCTACTATTGGCGTTGCCGCAATTGACGAGATAGCCCCATTTCGTGTTGCCGCTCTCGTAGCTGTTGGTGTTGTTGTTGTTCAACACCAAGCCCAGGGTGCCGCCGTTGAAAATGTCGGCGATAAAATCGGTGGCGAACGTGTCGTCGGTTAAGCTAACGCCCGAGGCATTATTGCCAGACAGCCATGTGCCAAGCAAGTCGAACTGATGATAATTGTCCCTGCTCCGCGCCGTAGTGCAGATTGAAAGTTGACCGCCGGAAGTACAGGAAATCTGCTGGCCGATTGGCGCGTAGTTGAAGCGATTGTGCTCGGCGGACGCAGAGGTGCGGGTGACCAAGTCGGCGTACATGATCCATAAATTGCCTTCCGCCCCAGGCGCATACGTCGCGGTGGCGTTCTGCGCCGTCCCGGTGAGGGTCGGAACGGTCATCGTCACCGTCTGCGGGAATGACGTCCCAGTGACATTGGATACCGTCGTGCCGAACGGAAAAGCGTCGCTTAAGATGACGTCGCCGGTCTTCAGCGGCTGCGGCCCCGAGATCACGGTGACGGAATTGCTGCCGCTGGTGGTCTGGATCTTGAACGCCTGGGCGACAGGAAACTGGTAGAACCGGGAGCTGATATTGTTGGTGGCGACACACGCGCCGGTGCAGCTCGCGGTCGTGTTCGCCCCGGTGAAGGTGGGATTGGCGAATGCTCCCGCCGCCGTGCCGGCCGGGGTATAGACTGAGGGGAACGTGTTGACGCCGGGGCCGCTGTAAATCGACGTGAAGGTGATCACGCCAGCCGCGTAAGACGCTTTAACCTCGACATTGGCCGCGAACCCCTGGGCGCCCGAATTGCTGGGAATATAAGTGACATATTGACCCGCAGCATTCGTCATCGCGGCAATTAAATTGGCCGCCGAAGTTGGGAAGTCGACGCCGGGCAGGACGTCATTCACCGCCCCAATCGTCGTCTTGAAATGATAAGTCGTGCTGCCGACCTGGAGCGCATCGTTGTTGACGAAATTGTTCGACGCGGTTTGGGTGAACGTCGCAGTGGAGTGCACGGCGATAAACGGCGGCGAATTGGCCAAGTAGCCGAAAAAAGGACTGACGCCAGCGCCCGACAAGGTCAGGTTTCCGGTCACGCCGTCGATTGCGGTGATTGTCGTGCCAATCGGCGCTGCCGGCAGGGCGTTGGTTGGCAGCGATGCGTTGCCGTAGCCGACCAGGAAGATCCCGTCGCCGACGCTCCAGTTCGGGCTCGGAATGAGCCCGGCCGGATCGCGCTGAAACGTAACGCCGGTCAGGGTGTTGGGCGTGAGCGCATTGGCAGTCGCCGTGCCAAAGCCAAGATGGAAAATAAAACAGCCGCTGAGCATGCCGCCGCCCGACCCCTGGCCGCCGGTCATGGTGTAGCTCTCTTGTATCCAGCCATCGACCCCCGGAGCAAAAACCAGATAAACCGCCGGGTTCCAAGTCGTTCCACTGCAATGATAGTTCGCGCCCCGGCTGGCGACGGCGGTCTGGGAAAAATAATACTCGGTGTAGGTCTGATAAGGAACGCCGGGGATGGTGACGTCGTAGCCGCTGGTCGACGCCGGCGGCCCCATCTTGTTCATCAAGTTCTGGAAGAACGGGGAATTGTCGGTCACGCTGGTCGAGGTGACGGGAGCCATGCCAACGGTGGGATCGGTGACGACAATGTCGGCTTCGCCGCCCATCGACGACGGCAGGGGCGGCGGCACACTGCCGAACGACCCAAGCCCGGCGTTGGTCTGAAGATCGCCCAGATTGCCAGCCGGCACTCCGGCGCCGCTTCCGCCGCCTGCGGCGCCGATGGTCTGGTTGGGCCATGTTCCGGTGATCGAGACGCCCGGGCCGGGCGTCAGGTTGGGCGAGGACGTTCCAGTGCCGCCGTTGGCGATGGGCAGCATGTACTGATGCGTCGTCGGATCGATATTGCCGATTGGCGCCCAGGTTTGGGTATGGTCGAGGACCTGGAGGACCTCCGGGACGGTCGAATGGGTGATGCCTATCTGCGCTGGAGAGGGCGACTGGGCGTTTGCGCTAAAGGCGAGAAGCCAGACGAGCGGGACGAGGAAGCGCGGCAGGAAACGGGTCACAGGACAGTTCCCCCGTAGCTATAGGCGATAGCGACAGTGTCGCCGGGGTTCATGCCCCAAACGGTCGATAGCCAAGTGATCTGCGCGCCGCTGATCGAGAACGGCGGCGACGTCCCGACCGGCAGGAAGACCATGCCGTTGACGACCAGCATGGTGAAAAGGCCGTCGGGGAAACCGTTGGCGCAGACGAGCGGCGCGGCGGTGTTCACGTCGGTGATCGTCACCGCTTCCATGGCTATCGGACCGCCGACGACCGAGACGCCGCCGCAGCCGGACGTCTGAACCCACTGGTTCATCCGAAAGATCTCCTGCGTGGCATGGTGACGCGCGAGCCCGAGGCCTTGGCGCCGAGGTGGGCGGCGTTGAGCTTCTGGATCATGTCCTCGGCCATCTGCTTCATGTTCGCCGCGCTCTGCTCTTCGCCGACGGCGTGCAGGTCGGCGTGCATCAGCGCCGCGAACAGGTAGAGCTGCGGATGTTTGGTGTAGACCCACGACGGGGAGGCGTCGGCGAGAACCGGGACCTCGCCATAGTAGGCGATCTTAAATTCGGTCCCGTCGACCGGATCAGGCGTGCCGCCGAAATAAATCGTGCCGCCGACGATGGTGTAGTACATCCACGTGTGCGTATCGCGCTGATTGAAAAATTCGTCCCTCGCCTTGTATCTCGCGGGCAGGAAGCCATCGGCGCCGTTCTCGTTGGCGACCCGGACGAGGTCCATCGCCAGCCAGTCGTCGGGCAGGGCGGCGCAGCGGCAGTCGATGACATTCGCGGCGAACTTGATCATCTGCGCCACGCGCAGCTCTTGGTTGAATTTGCTTTCCGCCATCCGCACGAACGAGGTGACGAGCGCGTCCGACCAGTCGCCCCGGACGGCCCACTCCGCGATCTGCGCCTTGAGGTCGGCGAAGTCGGTCATCGCCTGCCCCTGTTGAGCCGCTTGCTCATCCTCGGCTCTTCGGTGTCGAAGGTCGGCGGCGGCATCACCGCGCTGCGCGG